GCATGCTTCTACAGGCGGGGGTTGCCTTTCTTCCTTTTCCGAGCGCGCTTACAGCTCACACTGAGTACATCCCAGAGTGTAGCTCCAGCTCGCTGTGTCGGTACAGGAACGGCAATCTCCCCTCCTTCCAAACCTGCCGCGGTGTTCTGCCGCAGGTCGCGTTGGCCCCCAAATGTCCACCCACCCTTCAACATCTCTCTCTCCGCACGGATTTCCCTGTGCGTATCCCTAATTCCATGCATAACGACGCGCCTGCCGCTCGGTCGAACAACCCGATAAACGGTACTCGAACCCTTCGCCATTGCAACGCGGTCCATCCAGGTCTCCTTGTCAATCCGAGGATTGGCAAGAAACTTAGGATCGAACTTCGCGTGGACTTTAGCGAGGGCGTTGAACACGTCAGAGAGCCCCTTCCTCACCGAAGAGAGGCGAGGACCGCGACGCCCGCGCCGCGCGGAGGCCAGCTCGCGGGACTGAGGCAACATAACCTCGGCCCAGAGCTGTCCCTCCGCCGCTCGCGCGGCCACCGCGTCCTCCAAAGGCACCGACGTGGCGAGTCCGAGTTGTCCGCTTTCAGCGGCGCGGCGCTCTTCCGCGATCAGTCCGGTTTGCGCGCGGCTACGTTCAAATTCAACCTGACGGTCGCATATCCAAGGATCGCGATCGAGCTGGTACGCCTGTCTCGCTCTGCGGGTGAAGGTCGTCATTGCAAGCGTCGCTCGCAAATGACCCATACCTCCCGCGGAGCGGATGGCGCTTCCGAATCCCTTAGGATGAGGAAACCCGGCTCCCCCGAGCTCTCGAGGATAGAAGATCGGAATCTTGAACCGATTGAACTGCCGCACCAACGGAGCGTTTACACTCAGAATCCCATAACAGATCGCCTCCCTCCGCTTTATATCCTTGATTTCGTCCACCACAGCACTAGCTGCAGGAGGAAGCGTGACATACGCTGGCAACCCTTCCGAGTCTGGAGAAGGCATCAAATGCCGGACAGGAACGTCGCTCAACATCGTGAGGCCCACAACCGTGGCTGCGCCCCGCCGACGGCTGCGCGGATCGATCGAACGGTACCCAAGGGCACCAGATTCGAACGCATCCGGCGCGCGCGTCAGCAGGGGAGCCCGCGGATGAACCCCCGGTCGCACGACGACTGTCCCCAGACGGGATCGTGCCGCGGAACATTTGGTCCGCGCTGTGGTCACCAGGAAGGTCCTCTCAGCAAGGATGAAGCCTTTACGACTCCGGTACGACTTGCTGAGGTTCGCTCGTCCCCCTGTTGCTCGGATGATCCGCTCATAGCGGTCCGCCTCTGCAGGCGTGTGCGCAGAGCACAGATCATCTCCCCTGACAACTGCCGGAGCAGCGCCCACCAGCCGCGGAGCTACCTCCGCGAGAAAGCGGCCGCGCTCGGCAGACAAAGCCAGGTCAGCACAGGCAAGGTTGTAGAGGTTAAGAATATACCAAGAAAGCGGGAAGCCCATCATGCAGCCTTTATGGGTAACCCCATAGGCATATTTACCCGGACGATCCAGATCGTCGAGGTCAGGATGATGCAGGTTCACCGGTCCGAGCAAAGCAAGCCCAGCTGTGAACATCAGGTCGTCGTCGGAAACGCCCAAACCTTCCATGAGCCCTCGCCAAATGGCCTGAATAAGGTCATGAGGCATGAGGTCCGTGGCCGCGGTCAAGTCTGCCGAGTAGAACTCGACAGCTTCCGCGCCGGTCAAGGCTTTGGCAACCTCATCGTGAAGATGAGCCGCCGTTCCAGCGACATCGCGACGTCCCGAGAGGTCAATCCGTGGCTCCGCCTCCAAAGCGGGCCACAGACACTTCCGGATCGCGTCACCGATGACCACCCAGTGTGCTTCACCCGCAGTGACAATGCGGGACTTTGCTCCCAACTCAGGAACCACCGCGGCCCTCACATCGGGGCGACGGCCTGCGCGGATATCCGCGCGGACGCGCTCGATGGCGGCCTGCGTTATGATTTCAAGATCATCCTCCTCAGAGTAAATGCCGGCGTAGTCTCCTTCTTCGACCCTAAAGTCGATGTCGTCGATCGCCAAGGCCTCTCTGATCGCTTCAAAGTGAGGCGCTGCAAGCAGCCTGAGTTCCTCGCGCTGACCACCCCGGGCCCGGCTCACCGATTCGGCAGCCGCGGACGAGAAGTTAACTGTCACCTCATCGCGGAGCGCTGCTCCCTTACCTGCCCCCCATGTTCGCGTCCAGTAATAGAACGCGTCGAGGAGTTCCACTGGAATTTCCTCGTGGGGTCCGGCGGTGAGTTCATTGCAGTGCTCGATGAGTGCGCGCCCCTGCTGCTTATGTGTAGGCAGCGGCATCGATCGCCCCAGTCGGGCAACCTGAGCGAGGGCCGCGGGGCCCTGAACCGGACACCGAAGGAGAGCCTTAAACGACCCTCCCTCGAGTGCGTGGAACGGGAAACCCCGCGGCGGACCCGCCTCGGCTTGCCGGGCGTCGATCGAGCGCGCGCGACAGTACTCTGCGTATTGTTTAACACGCTTGACGGTTTCTTCTCGGCCCATAAGGGTCCAGGCCTTTTTCAGCCATTCGCGGAATTGCAAGAATCCCTTTGCAGCTCTCCTATGGCGCGGATTCGACAGTTTCCATCCGCGCCGCTGCAAGGTTGGGAAAAGAGAGAATACGACCAGCCGGAAACTGTTCCAAACACGGTCGATTGCGTCGAGATCTTTGACGCAGGGTGGGCCCAAATTTGTAGACTTCTGGGCGCCTTTCGAGGTCAGTCCAGAGGGGGAGGGCGAACCCCCCTCCTCCTGGTCGGACCCCTTCGTGGGGATCAGAACCGGCCAGTGTCCAAGAGTCGATGGTAGGAACCACCTACCCTCTCTTCTCAGTCGTGGCAAGTCC